CTGTTCTGTAAGACGCTTTTGGTCTCCAAAGGCTTTCCAACGCTCTTTCTGAGCAGGACGAGGCATATCAACTGCCCAAGAGTTTTCAAAATCATCTAAAGCATTTTTATAAGCCTCGGTTTGATTCGCTGGGTCATTGAAGAAATTAGAAATCTCTTCCTGAGTCATTGAATCAAAAGCGGCAATTTGCTCATCTGAGAAACCATAATTTTTTGCAAATTCTTTAATCTTTTCACGAGATGCTTTGGCATACTCTGCTTTGCGAGCACCTAGGTCTGCCTGTACTTCATCCCAGTTTTCATAAGTCTTTGGTTCAAGAAGTTTGTTACGGTCTTTAACAGTAATCTTTCCATCTTTATCAATAGATGCTTCAAAGTTATTCAAACCATAAACGTTGTTATAGTTTTCTGGAAGAGGACGGCCAAACATTCTTCCTACTGTTTGCGAGATTCCCCAACCCTCAGGGACATTACGTCCTTGGTCATCAACACGGGCTTCAGCATTGGCTTTTAGTTCTGCTATGCGGTCTTCAATAGCCTTTCTCTCTGCTGCTTGCTCTGCCATCAAACGCTCGTAAGCATTCATTGGCTTATCCTCGACTGGGAGGTCTAGAGGAAGTTCTGCTTGCTGTTCTTCCTGTCCAACCATTCCTTCATCAGCAATCGACTTAACAAGTGCGTTTGTATCTTCTCCAAGAAGTTGTAGAGCATCACGCACTGCTTCTACAGGAACGTTTGCTACAAACTCTTCGCCATCGTCATCTTTCATAGATACATTTGCGTGCCCTGGAATTGGATTTCCTGGCTCAATGCCACGCTTTAGTTCTTCAACAAGTTTTTCTTTTTCAATAGACTGCGCCAAGAAAACAGGATTGTCGCTAAAGCCGACTGGAAGATTTTCATTCTGGTCTTCTTCTGTAACTTCTTTCCAGTTTTGGTATGGCTCAGGATTGATTTTGTGATATCCCGCTGGCATATCAATATCATCATTTTTTGGAAGGTAAGGAGTGTGATCCTTAGTCTTCATAAACTCAGCCATCTCGGCTTCGCCAAGACCATCTAGTACAACTGGAAGTGGAACTAAGTCCATCTCCTCTTTATTGAAATCTGGAATCTCTGCTGCTGGAACTTCTTCAGGAGCACGGTCAACAGTTCTCTCAAACGCTTCAGCGATATCTGGATTAGGTCCAGTAACATTTTCTGAGCCCTTACGGAAATCAGCAAGTGCTTCTTCGTTTTGCTTAGTTCCAAGTTTTTTGTCGTAGATTCTTGCAAGTTCTAGAGGAGCATCTTCTCCAGCCTCTTGAAGAGCAAAGAACAATGCTTCTGCTGGAACAAACTCATCTCCGTTATTGAAACCAAGTGTTCCATAGCCAGTTGCGTTTTCGCCATCTTCTTTAGGAATAACTGCTTCTTCTAAAGCGGCAACTAAATCACGAGGGTCATACTTTTGTGCAAGTTCTACAGGGTCATCAGTAAAGTCTGTTGACTCTTCATCAACACGACCCTCAGGGTCATATGATGCGTCTGGATTAATTTTCTTTGCACCTTCTGGAACAGCAAAAACAAAAGGCATTCCTTTTTCTGGCAAAGCAGGTTTTACTAAAGCCTCGGGTTCTGAAACTTGTTCTTTATCAGGAAGTGCTGCCTTCTGAGAAGGCTTATCAATTTCATCAATCTTGTCTAGAATCTCTGACCAAGACTTGGCATCAATAATTGGACCCTTGCCATTGCTTGCAGTTAGATTACCGAAATCATCTTTGGTAACTCTCCACTCTTCATTTTTCCAAGTGTAGCCACCTAATTTTTCCCAGCCGTCTGGTGCTTCAACAAATTCAATATCTTCTTCGTTGATTACATCATCACTCGCTGAGTAACGAACTGGTGCCTTGCTAAATCCGTCAGCAGTAGGGTTGAGAATTGCTTTTACGAACTCACCCTTAGCAGGTGGAAGTTTTGCGATACGACCATCTGGAAGTTCTACAAGAACATTCTCTCCATCATTGGAGTCCATAAGAGTTTTACCAACAACGCTAAATACTTTTCCACCACGACGAACTAAAGCACGAAGACCTCCGCCTTGGTATGCGAATCGCCCTTTGCGGTCACGACGCTGTAGTTGTGCACGAAGAGAACGAGCAATTGGAGAGTTTCCATCGCCCATAGCAGCAAGCAATGTCTCTGTTGGCAGAGTACCTTGTGGTAGACCAGCAAGAATTGAGTTGTAGTAAGTGTGCTCTACAGAACCAAACTCTGAAGTAAGTGCTGATGCAAGAATTACTCGTGCACGTTCATCTGTAATACGTGCGTCGTCAACAAACCAACGAGCACGAGAAGATTCCAAAGCAGATGCTGTAAGAGAGTGCTCACGGGTTGAGCGTGGGTGTGAGATTGGAAGTAAATCTGTGTGTGAAAGAGTCAAAGAGTTGCTCTTATTGTTTTGAGCAAGGTTGATGTACTGAGTAAGTTCCTTCAAAGCCATATGCTCACGGAGTGAGAATGGAAGATGACGTGTTGCTTGAAGCGAGCGAAGAACTACAGTAAATGCTGCCTTCTTTGTAATACGGCGAGAAGTATTGGCATTTGTGTTTGCTTGTTCAACTACAGAAAGTGCTGACTCACGAATACGAAGAGCCTGGCTCATCGCTTGAGAGCGACGTCCCTCTTCTGAAATAGCGTGACTTAGTCTGCGAATTCTGCTCACTCTTGTGTACCTTCCTCAAACTCTGGTAATAAATCTCCATCAAGACTTTCGTGCCCTAAAGATGCTAGAAGTGATGCACGAACAAAAGGGTCATCGCCATTTCTTACGCCACGAAGCCAACTTGCTCTAATTGCTTCTTCTGCTTCATATCCATACCCTGAATACTCTGCCATAGCAAGGATAGCGTCTTCTGGATATAGGTAATCTTCTTTATTTTTTAGTTCAATGTTGAGTTCTTGCTCATACATAAACTCTTCAACATCTTTCATAGATGGATTTTCTTTTTTCTTGATTACACCATCTGGAAGAACAGCAAAACGACATACTCCCATTGGCTCTACAGGTAAAGAAATGATTTGGCATTGATCTCCACCAGCATAAAGAACGCAGTTGCCACAATGGACACCAATTTCTTGGTCTTTATTCTCTGAGGCAGGTGTGTAGCCAGCCCAGATGCCAGTTTCATCTTCATTAAACTTTCCGTACTTGTTAGCAATCTCAATAAGTGCTGCTGCTAACTCTTGTTCTTCTGGAACAAGCCCTGCGGCGGTAATTGAATTAGATTTTTTAGTAGAGCGAGGGTGTGCAGCAGGTAAAAGGTCATTATCTGTTGTGTAAGCAGAGTTAGAAGGCTTTCCAGACTTTAGTAAACGCAAGAAAGCATTGACACGGCCCATTGCCCATTGGTTGCGATTCATTCCAGGACGGTGCGAGACACTAAATGCTCCTGCGCCACGGCGATAGACCGCCTTGAGCATTCCTAGAGATGCTTTACGTCCAGAAGGTGCTTTTTCATTGTGCTTAGAAACTTTTTCTTTCAAAGATGCTTCAACTGCTGCTGAAAATTTTACTTTGCGTGCTGCTTTAGTTCCTTTAGCGGAATCTTTTTTGTTTTTTGATGAACCTTTGATTCGATCAGACTTCGGTGCTGGTGTCTGGCTGATTGTCCTCGACATTTGATTCACCGCCTTCCGCAGGTGCTCCAGAAGTTGCTTGTTGTAGAAGTTGTTCAACACTTTCAGGTAGCGGAGCAACAGATGCGCCCTGCTGAGCCTCTCTTACCTTCATCATAAGTTCAGGACTTAGCGCACCAAGCATTGCTTCAGTAAGTTCAGGAGTAATTGCTCCCTTCTCAAAGAGCATTCTTATTCCAACTTCTTCTGCTGTAGGTGTATCGGATGCAGAGAAGCCATGAGCACGACGCCATGTCTCTCCAGAGATAATTCCTCTATCAAATCCAGAGTCAGCATCCATCGCTCTGTCATTGCGGGTTGAAACTGCGCTTGGGTCATACCAAACAACAATTCTGTCAACCTCTGTTGGATTGAATCCTTGCGCCTCTAGATAAGGACGTAGGTAAACAATTGTTAAAGCATCAGCAATAAGCAACATCAATGGTTCGATGTGTGCTTTGTACAGTGCTTCATCAATTTGTAGAGCGTTCGAGTATTTCACATTAGCAAGACCTGTTACTACATCCTTTGGAACATCTAGACCCTGAAGGATACGTTCTAGTACTCGGTCTGCACGTTGAGCCAATGCAGGGTCGAACGAACGCTCAAACTTAAATTGCTTAATCGCATCGCCAAGTTCAGCAGGGCCACGGATGATAAGCGGAACGACAGCGGAAGCAGACTCTTCATCACGAATCGGAGTTGTCATTGCATCAATAAGTTGTTCTTCAAACTCATCTTCTGCTTCTTCAGCAGTAAAGCCAGGATTTAACTCGCTATCTGCCTCGTCATATGGATAATCAGGGTCCCCTTGAGCAGCAACTGATAAACCATCTGGTAAGTAAAGTGCGCCAGCGTTTAGGCGAGAGCGTGCTGTTGCACGGAATGTTCTATTGAGCAAAAGTAACTCAGCGCAAAGGTCTAACAAACCACGAAGTGATGAATCTGCTTCATCTGAATAACGTGGGTGCGAACGCCAAATGCGTCCTACGAATGCGCCATTAGCAAGACGATTGACTCCTAGTGCACCGCCAGTGCTTTGTTCACGGCGACCAATAACGTTGTATCCACCACGAGCATCTGCCATGATTTCATCAACGGAACGAATGTCCCAAGACTCAGGAATTCCAGAGCCTTTCTTTTCTGGCATTTGAACTAAATAACATTCTCCAGCAACTGAAAGATTGAGTGCTGCATCTTTGAGAAGACCTGCTTGTCCGCCATATGCAGAGTCAAGTCGTGCAAGTGCTCGCTCTGCGGCAGCAGCAAGACGTGGGTCAATAATTTTTGCGTTGCGTACAGATGTTGGAGACTCTGATGCGTTCTCTACAACGGCTGCGTAAATTCTAATTCGTGAAACAACAGATGCAACTAAATTGAAAGCATACTTAACTTCACCAATAGCATCGTAGTATTCCCATGCTTCGGCTTGCCATGCTGATGAGCCAGCAGCACGACGTTGTCTAAATTGTTCAAACTCACCTTTGTCATTAATTTTAATTTGTACTGCCGCAGCAGTTAAAGAACGTGGAGTTGAATAAGCAACAGGAGATGCAGGTGATGATAAAAATACTGAGGCAGGTCCAGAAACTTTAGAAGAACTACGACGAGCAACTATTTGTGTGGAACGAGTAGTAGATTTTGACTTACCCTTTTTAGGTGAAGATGCTTTCTTAGGGACAGCAGGGCGAACAGGTTCATTAGACGGTTCTTCGCGTTTGAATACGCCCACAGACTTACTCCTCGTCTTCGTTACGGAACACTAGGACTGCCTATCCTCGTGTGCGGATAACAAGCCAGCGATAGCAGAAAGTGCTAAGACTATTTCAACTACCCGTGTGGCCTCTGGAATAATGATACGGGATATTACGAGTAATGATGCGACCCAAACGCTAGTGCACCAAACGCAAGTAAATAAATATCCGAATTTATTGCTCTCTGGCGGGAACTTTTTCCATATCCAATTACGAGGTCCGTTCAAAATCTCGTCTTGAACTATCAGTCTGGTTATTCTGTATGTGGCTAGACCAGCGATAGTCAGTTCTAGAAAGTCTGTAGTCAATTATCCCCCTGAGCAACTAAAGTGCTTCCATAAGGGCTCCAAGAACGAAGCCTTGAGCCACACCCACAGTTATCGTCTTTCCTAAAGGCTATGAGTTTTCCATTTTCAGTAATTAGACGATGAATTTTTTCAAATTTTTCGTAGAAAGTTATAGCCTCTTTGAAAACTAGGTTAGGTCCTGATGGAGAGTCTACAGCGATAAGCACTTGATTGTTGAAAACCACCACACGGCACCTATCAAGCCTTCTAGTCCCCTTCGGGGCAGAACCTTTAGGCATCAACTCTCGTAGGTCCTCCATAGAGTCTGGTTCTGCTAACGCTACTACTGCTGGAAATACATCTGCTTGTACTTTCACTTAGTCTCCGTGTATTCAGATGGTATGTGGAACTCAAGCCAGCCTAAGTAGGACTTAGCAAGTGTTAGTGGAACTAGGAGAGGCTTCTCTCTAGTGGCTTTGTCGGGAGTTAGAAAGGTTTCTAAGTCGCTAGGCTCTTTAGCAACAGGACAATACATCCAAGACCTAGTTTCTTGAAGAGTTGCTAATGGAAAAGCAATAGGGTAATGTGATTTTTCAGACGTAAGTGTCTCTAAGCGGCGGGCGTTGGGTCTGGACTTTACTTTTTTAGGGTTGAACCAGACTGCTACAACAAGTTCTTCTTCAGAGTAGGTTCCAGTTGTGTTTTTGTAGGTTCTAGACATTGCTTAGTCGCCTTGCCATTGCTCTGTAAGTAACTCCAGCGGCTTCAGCGATGTCGGCAGCAGGTACGCCACGGTCTCTTAGTTGCTTGGCAAGGGTTGTAAGTTCTCTGTTGGCTACTGCAAGAGGGCTATCAGTAGGTGTCTTTGCTCTGTATCTCTTTGAGAGGTCTGCTAGTTGCTTGAGTTGAGGTCTCAACTCTGGCGGGACGCTTGGGGAAATGGATCTCATGCGGGGAGAGTTGCTGAGAGGGGCTGTGGAGGTAAGAGACTTCGGTGGAGTAGGAGGTACAGGCCTTCTTTGCTCTTCTGACTTAGCGTTCTTGACCCAGAAGTGAATTGTGGACTTAGGACGAGCAGGTTTGAGCGAATTAGCAATCACAGCCAATGACCAGCCAGCCTCCCAAAGGGCACGAAGGCGTGGGGGAAGCATTTCATTTGGAAGAGTAGACAGAAACCTCACTTCGTCATCTGGGAGTCTCGTCTTTTTCTTCATGTGCCTATCCTACACTGTTTTTGAAGTGTCGTACAAGGCTTAGAGCAGCAAAAGTATTGGACGATACAGAAGAAAATATGAACCTTTCCATATTTTGATTTTGGCCTGTGACACGGCTCTGCATAGTATTAAAACTTTTCCA